TCATTTAAGTACTATAAGATAGATGTACCGCATTAGGCGAGGGTCACGGATGCCTTTTATCATCCGCTTGATTTCATTTTCATAAGTATCAGTCCATGTTTTGCTGCTCTTGCTGTTCATTTCGTCCTTTCCCATTAGATTACCTCCTATCAATGGCTTGACAAGTGCCATTTTTGTCTTATAATAATACATTGTAATACCTAAATAAATTATAACTCGAAACTATAGTCAAGATGTTGGCTAAAATATCATATTTTTCATATAAAAATAATGAAAAATAGCCAAGATATTAGCCTTTTCGACAGGATGTGACGTAATGCTAACGAAAAATGAAATGTTGGATAACTTTGCACATAACATCGAAGAAGAGCGGAAAAGACTTGATTTTACGCAAGTTCTCTTTTCTAAGATGCTGGGTGTATCTGTGTCCACATACAAAAACATCGTTTCACGGAAGACTAATAATCTTGACGTTTTCTTAGCACTAAGGTTGTCGCAACTAACGCATAAACCTATCCCTGATCTCTTAGGGTGTTCTTCTAAGGAATACGAGGTATTGGGAAAGTACAGGCAACTGACTGACAGACAACGTGCGTATATTCTTGGCAAGATGGATTATGAAATCTCTATGAAAGTGTTGGAAACGGATCCAGAAAACATGTTGGATGTTCTATGCCCAACTGGTGAGATGGCTGACGGTATGATATTGGATTCCTCACACGAAGAACGGATATACTGCCCGGAATACATAAAAAAGTACGGTGAGACGTTACATTGTGGTATAAAGATAACGAGCAACCACTTGCTCCCTGTATACGTAAAGGGTGATATCATTTGCATATCCAAAAGAGTACCAAGAAACGGTGATACCGTGATTATTATACACAAAGAAACAGGACGTGCGTATATAAGGCGGTATGTACAGAGAAGTAAGACAAAGTTAGTCCCGATCAACGGCTTCGGTGATGTCATAGAAGTTGATCCGAATAGTTTTGAAGACATGGAACAATGGGTAAGGTTTGGAGTTGTGATTGCGGTATTAAGAAGATAGCATACTATGTATGCGGAGGTATTTATATGCAGAATAAAAAGGTCTTGGAATTAGATAGCTTTTTCGGGAAACTTGTTGCTTGTGATGAATATGTAGAGATTATTCCTATGTATGTAACAGATTCTCGAAAACAAGGGAGAAAATTCTATTATCAAAACATTAGTGGTATAACATGCAAGGAACCAAGTGTTTGGTGGGGGCCTGGATATATACAATTTATAATTCCGGGAGAACAGGCCAAGCAAATAAAATGGATGGACAAAGGCTGGAAGAAGGCGGTTAAAAATGATCCAAATTCTTTACTTCTTTCGGTTGTAGGAAAAGATTACAAAAAAAGATATAAAGAATTTATGGATTTTCTAAACAAAAAGATAAGTGAAAAACCAGAATCTACCGCAGAAATTGTAAATGATCTAAATCAGTTAAAAACATTGAAAGAACTTCTTGACTGTGGAGCAATTAATAAGCAAGAATTTGAAGAAAAGAAAAGGAAAATACTTAATAGAATATAATCATAGCATACTATATAATGAGGGAGGAATTAAAGTGAAAAAGAAAAAAGGTGGATGTCTCAAAACTATACTTATAGTGTTCGGAGTATTCGTAGTAATTGGAGCTATAGGATCGTTGGCAGGAGGAGACAAAAGTGAACCAAAAAAAGTAAGCTCTTCTTCTGGCCAAAACGATAAAAGTTCTCAATCTGGAACAGTGGATGAGAAAAAAGAATTTCAAGTTGGAGAAACAGTATCTCTTAAAGACGTTAATGTAACATTGGTAAGTTCTACAGAATCAGCCGGAAGTGAATATGTGAAACCGGATGACGGAAAAGAGTTTTTGATACTGGAATTTAACATTGAAAACAATTCATCCAAAGATATCAATATTAGTTCTGCTGCGAACTTTGAAGCTTACTGTGATGATTATTCGTTGAATCAAGACATTCTCGGACAGCAAGCACCAGAAGCAGAGGGGAAAACGCAATTAGACGGATCAGTTGCTTCTGGAAAGAAAATGAATGGAATCATCGTATATCAAGTGCCTACAGATTTTAAGAGTTTCGAAATTAATGTTGCGCCGGATTTCTGGTCAACAAAAGATATAAAATATGTAATTAATAAATAATTCAAAATCCCACTACTGGCGAGAAAACAGTAGTGGGATTTTTGGTATTGTATGTAAAGTGTAATGCTCTTATATTATTTTACAACGCCGGATAAGAGCCAGTAGGTCGTGATAAGTCCTACTTTTCCGTCCGGTGTAAGCCCCCTGTTGTTCTGAAACTTCTTCACACATGTGGTCAGATATTTTGTCCATCCCTCATTGTAAGACAGCTTCGTAAAGCCATATACGTCTCTGAGAGTACGTCTAAGCCATCTGATAGCCGTGATACAGTTGTGCGTCTGTCCTGCCCACAAGATATGCGTTTTAGCAAAATTCTGTGAGCCGACACCGAATTTGTTATCCTCAGATAATACTTTAGTGTCAAATCCTATGTTCATAGCTTTCTGCCATGCCCCTACACGGGTGTTTTCCAGGTAATATCTCTTGTCACCTTTCCAAGATTCATCTACCGGTTTTGCTGTTGTGGTCTGTGTAGAATTCGGTTTCTGCACAGGCTTTGCAGTACCACCAAGATTCTTATACACATAGTTCACATCCACATAACCTGGAATGCCTGGAATAGAACCCTTTGATGTGTACTGCCACATATCAATTCCGTTTACTCCGGCAGATTTAGAGCCGTAAGATGCAATCCACAGAGAATATCCCCATGTCTGACCGATATAGTTCTTATACCAAGATGTAGATGCATAGATTCCGGCTTTATAGCCATGTGCCACCATTGCGTCACAAAATGCTTTTGCGTTGGCTTTTGCAACGCCCTGTGTTCCTCGCTGTTCGCTGTCGAAATATACAGGCCATGCCGGAGAATGTCCTTTTAAAAGTCTTAATGCATGGTTGATTTCTCCATGTACTGCACCTGTAGTCTTTGCGTAAGAATACAGATATACACCGTAAGGGATGCCAAGTCGCTCACATTCAGATACATTTCTCAGCCATTTTTTGTCATCCTGTCCTGTCTGATCTTGTCCATATCCGCATCTGATGATAGCACCTACAATGCCGGATGCTTTTACTTTCGCCCAGTCGATGTTCCCGTTATGTTCAGAAACATCGACTATCCTATTCAATATATCCCTCCTGTTTTAAGTGTTCTTTCGTTTCTGTAATCTCTGATGCATGATCTTTCACAAACTTTTCTGCATCTGTTTTTTCCATGCTGTAGTGTTCTGCCAATTCGTTTACGGTATAACCGTAGGCACAGCTTTTGATCACTTCGCACATGGTTTCTTCGCTCATAGCTGCCATATTTTTTTCTCCTTCCCTGTTTGATAAGGAAATCATCTCATGTTTTTCGGTTGGCAATGTTCCCCACATTTTTAGGCTAATGCGCACCAGTTAACAATAATAGACACACTTGAATTGTTTCCGTTAACAGTACGAATAACGCAACTACTGGTGGTCGTACTTAAAACCTGCACTCCGAACGATTTTGTGTTTTGTGATCCACCGGAAAGAGATACAAGTACAGTCGGAGCCTTTGAAAAAGTTTTTCCGAATTTTACAGTAGTATCTTTGTAAGTATTTGCAGGTGTTTCGATAAGAGACGTTGTGCCAAATACTGGGGCTTTTGCTTTTAATTCCGTAATATACGTCAGAATTGTTTTGTTCCCTAATTCTGAAAACTTCCACGTAGATGCAATTCTGCTTTTAATCGTATCGAAAATAACACCAAGTTTTGTTCGATTTGTAATCGGTGTAGAATCTTCAACGATGATATCATCTGTATCATTTACTTCTGTAACTTGTGGAAGTTCTTTTATATATTTTCCATAGATTTTCTGCGCTTTTTCATCAGCCATTTATATCTTCCTCCTTAATAAATAATGTTTGTGTAGCCATACTTTCTAATTCACTAATACGTCTTTCTAACTCGTAAATATCGTCCTCTGTAAGCAGTTTTTTTACATTTATGCCATTGTTCCAAATTGGCTGGCTTAATCCGAGCATGACTGGATTTGCATTAACATCTCCAAATTTAATATTTACAGACGTTCCAGATTCTGTCGTTTCTGTAGTAGCACTGTAAACAGTATAATCAGCATCATTAATGTTCCTTTTTAAATCTCCTGTCATAGCTCCACCAGCGGTCGGGACGTAAGGCTGTCCAGATCCTGAAAAGACTTCGTTTGCCGGAAATTCAATATCAGATTCGCCATTTACGCTCCTACTGCATCCACCGATAGTAATCTGTCTTTCTTTCCCCCATTGATCAGTTACTATTCCGTCCTGCCCATCAAACGGTGTACCATTGATTTTAATATCGTTTTTTAGCGAAGATGCTTTGATTTGAGACACATCAATATCAACAGATTCACTGCCGTCTATAGTTGCTGTCCCTGTAGCATCGCCGGAAAGAGTTAGTTCAAACGGATTTGTTAATTTATCCGCTGTAGCAACGGAAAGCAGTTGTTTTAAAGTCCCGACAGAAATCTTTAGATCTTCTGTGCTTGTTTCTATGAGCAAGTAATCATTATCTGACAATGTTTTCGCTTCGTTCAACGCTTCAATGTATATCTGGTCCATACTATCACCTACTTACTAGAGCATTCGACAAATCGCTTACCAAAGAGTTTACTTTTTCAACAAGTTTGTCGTATTCTGTTTTTTTAACGTACAGCTGATCTGTCTTTTCCGAAGAATACACTGTGGATCCACTCAACTGTGTATCATCGATTCCGACCTTTCCGGCTATGATTTGGTTAGCCTTGTCGATAGCTTCATTCGCTGTCTTTGACGCTTCTCTTGCGTCTTCGATAGCCTGTTGGATATTCGCCAAGTCTTGCTCAAAATCTTCTCTTGTAGCCAACGTCTTAAATGTTCCGGCTGAAAAACAGATAAATACTTTTTGGTTTTCGGCCACTTCGTCTATAGTTACCGCAAATTCACCGGGGAGCATCTTACTTGCGTCAAAATCTGCAAGTAGTCCCCTACGCATCTGTATAGCCATATTTTCTCCTTTCTATCCAGGGATCCATCTTACAAGAGAAACACCAGATGGTTGTGTCGGTGTCCCTCCACCGCCAGCAGAACCGCCTTTTGTATACCGTAAAACGTAATCCCATCCTCTCGAATAATTATAATATCTGCACACCCATATCTCTGTTCCCGTCTGATCCCCGGCTTCTGGATGTCCTCTTGTAGATGATGCTTGCACCATCTGACCACCACCGATGTACATTGCAGTGTGATATTTAACATTTAGCAGTACATCCCCTCTTTGCATTCCAGCACCAGTGGCTCTGTTGCAGCTTGCCGTTACATCCGTAAATCCGCAAGCACGAAAAACATTGTACATATTTCCCGTATAAGTAGCTCCATTTGATTTTACCGGAACTCCGGCTTGTTGCCATGCAGATATTACGAGTGATGAGCAATCATAGTCTGGATTCCCCCACCGGTTCGCTTGGCTGTATCCATGTCTGTTATCGTTTGCGATATTAATAGCCCATTGAACCGCACTTTCTGTTTTTGTCATATGCCTGTCTCCTTAAAATGTTGTGCCACTTGCAGTTCTTCCACCGACTAAATTGCCATTCACAAATTTTAAGTAACTTCCATCGCTAAACACGGCAGTTCCTGTTTTTGCTTTATTTCCATTAATCACAATCTCCTTTGCAGAAATGGCAATTTGATTTTTACTTAAAAGTTGTAATCTTTTTGAAACATTAAATTCGGAATAACCTTTTCCGATGTTTAGGTAATCCGTAGACGTAGCTCTCGCTTCTATACCATCTAATTCTCCAGAAATGTAACCTGTATATTTTCCTCCAGATGAGTAAAGATCAATTTTTGCATTATGCAAATCTATTTTTCTACCTATAGAATCTTCGGATACATAATGTCCTTTTGCATACACACCTTGATTATTCCATCTCCCTATTTCATTTCCGTCTGAATCTTGCATCGAAAGTACACCATTTTGGTTGTTATAGCCACCAAGTGTCAATGTTCCAGAATGTATCCAATCGCAGTTAATACCTACGGCAGAAAGTACATTAACTACTGCGTTTCCGTTAGAATCAAGTCCGGCATTCCACGTTTTTCCACCGTCTGTAGATACCGCAAAAGCATCCCCGACCATTTTCCAGATAATGTTCGAATCTTCCAGTTTTTCTTTGTTGTGGAGATAAAATACAATGGATTTATCATCCTGTATCTTTTCCGTCTTGAAAAATCCCATCCCTTGTGTCATTAATGCTGTAAGGGATTGAACAGCTTCATCGTATTTGCTGATTTTTTTATCGGCCATTGCAGAAGCCTTTTGTACTGCTTTCGTTTCAGAAGTCACGTACTTACTGCTATTTCTGATTGCATTTTCGGCCGAACATTTAAGCGAAGTAAAACCGAGAAAGTTAAAAGTAATATCAGTCAAGATGGTTTTGTTTACTTTTCCGTTCCTGTCGATAACATAGGCAAGATCCATAAAGTCTGCAAGAGGATAAGAAAGATGTTCGCCGGAAAAATTCATAAATGATACGCCCGTAAGTTTTTCTCCGACCGTATTAACCAGTAAGCTCTTATCTTTGATTAGTGAATTCTCTATACTCAATATGTACCCATCAGAACCATATGTGTACGTTTTTTCATTCTCTGTAGTTTGAATACCTGTTATAACTATAGGTTCTACTCCTGTTGTCAGCCCTGTCTTCCACTGAGTTAAGAAATGGAAATTATCAACTAACTTGAAGCTACCATCGTCTATGATGTCACCACTTGTATACACATTTGTAGCATCTGTCAGAATGTATCCGCTGGCTTCTTCCACATCCACGGAATGTACTCCAAGCACATTTCCATTTTTAAGCAAGAACAAATTATCTTTTTTTCCGATCAGCTGATATGCGTTTTTTTGTTTCCTTTCAACGGACCTGTACATAATTCCATAAGAATCATCTGTAAGAAGTTCCAACCCATCATCAAACCATCCACCGTCAACATTCGAACCGCTTGAATATTTTTCTGAGCTCCAGTCCAAGTCGTCGTAGTAATATTCGCTAATGTTTTCAGAAAATGTACCGCCGGACATTTCCGCATAAGTTGAATACTTTTCTGATATCATGTCTGTCTCAAACTGCCCACCATCATAGTTCTGTCTCGGATCATCAAACCATCCACCGTCAGTATCTGCTATATTGTCAAAAAGTGACATGTCATACTGCGAAATCTGTAAGTGGTTATCCGCATTCATCCACGCATTACCGCCAGCAATCATTGCAATCCATCCGATCACCTGTCTGTGAGTGGTATTTGTGGGTTTTTCCTTTACCATGATGTTATCATCAGAAAACGAAGTAACATCCATCTGCACACCGCACGTTCTGCAAGAATCTTTCAGAATATCCTTTAAGCTGAGCGGATACGTTAAATGTGTGGTATAATCTCTGTCAAGTTTGTATGCATCGTCATAAGCAGAAAAGCTTACGGTATCCCCATAGCTTTCCGGGTCAATTACGGTATAAGTGCCACTTTTTATAGTCAGATCACCTATATCCGTGCTAATTGACTTGTACAATGTTATCTTGGCACCAAGAAAGCTATGAACTCTATATCTGTCATCTGCGTTATACAGCTTTACTGTAATTTTTCTGGAAACAACATTGCCGAGTGGCAAACTTTGTGTACCAGCTCCATCAACAATGTTGTTGCCAGATATTAAAAATTCGGATCGGCCAAGATTTAACACTGTGCCATCCAAGAAAGTAACCCTTGCAGATGGATACCAGTCACTACGTCCGTATATAGCTTTCTTATATGCATTGCTAATGTGTATCATAGTGGATTCACCCCGATTATGTTAAAACTAAGGGATTTGTACTTTTCTTCTCCCTCTTTTAATGTCCCGATATCTACACTTCCTTGTGTGACGTAAAACGGTGCTTCTCTCCATCTTCCGTAATACACGGAAAAATAATATAGTTGCACCTGTCTCTGATTTACAATCATCTGCAAAAGGTTTGCCATTTCCGATATACTTATGTCACTTCCCTCATAAGCGTAAGATTCTACCGTGAACATCGGTTCATTGCACATAACGCCACTCATTAATCGCTCTGTTCCCTCTGTAGAGGTAGTGGCAAAACTGAATTTGAATGTGTCTGGCTGATGAATAGTCCGACCATTAATCTTAATCACTTGCTGTGCCATTTACCTACCTCCCAAGTTCGAATACATTCTGTCCGTTGGACATCTGCATTTCTTTTGCTGTATTAATAAGCTGTTCAAGTACCGTTCTGCTGTCCAGATTTACCACAAGTTTTATCATTCCTGTACCTTTGCCACTTTCTTCACTTACGATTTTTCTTAACAGATTTTCCGGCATCTCCAAGTTGTTTCCTTTTGTCTGGTCACCAAGAACCGCTAAAAACGGATTTCCGGCCGGAATAACTGCCCCTTGTGCAAGATATGGAATTCTGGTGTAATTTGCATGGGAAAGATTAATTCCCTTACCGCCGATACCTGGAACCCAATCCGGTACTTTAATGTGATTCAGTCCGTCTACCAAACCGTTAATTGCATTAATAATCGCTCGATTCAATCCATTAAATAGGGCGATAACCATATTTACAGGTGCTTTAAAAATTGAGTAAATTAAATTAGCAGCTCCACGGAGTATGTTTAGTATTCCTTTTAGTGCCATATCTACATTCCCTGTAAATACTCCTTTTAGAAATGTGACAAACCCAGAGCATATCTGTTTAATGCTGTTAAAAATCCCTTTAAAGCTGTTAAGAAAAACTTCCACTACATCTCCAAATACTCCGAATTGAGCGTGCCAGTCAGTGGCAAATACTCCTTTTATCCAGTTCATAAGATTTGACATTGTGGTTTTAAGCTGATCCCAGTGAGTAGCTATCAATATAATTGCTGCTACAGCAACTGCTATCGCAATTGGAACGATTCCAAACGTAGTTACCAATGAACTAATAGCTCCAACAAGTCCGCCGCCACCTTTTAAAATGTCAATTAATGTTCCTATGTGTCCAGCAAATCCAAGAACTGCGCTTGATATAGTTGCAATTAAAGGAACTATTTTTGATGTAGCAAACGCTGTAACTAATGCTGTCCCAATGGCATCAACAATCCATTGATGTTCGCCGAGGAAATTAAACAGGCCAGCAAGTACATTAATAAGTGCCGGAAGACCGCTCTCTATCAGCCATGTAAGCATAGGTAATATAATGTTCGTATACAGTCTTTCTAAGAAACTTCCAATAGCTTCTATCAGCGGTGACATGGATTCAAACAGATTCTTAATCGAATTAAGCAGCGGGTAAAAGTTCAATGATCCCGCCCACTGAGCCGTATCCCACACAAGACGATTGATGATATCAAGTACCTTTTGGAAAGCATCTGCTATAGCCTGTATAATGGCCGTTCCTACGGCGTTTTTATTCCAAGCTATATCTAATTGCCTTGCGATATTCCCGATCGTTGTAAGCAGTCCCTGTGCGATCTGTAACATGGTAGACAGTATCTGTGTGCCTGTACCATTCGTCCAGACTTCCAACATACTACTGCCGACACTCTTTGCAAGTGCTCCAAGTTCCGATAATGCATACTTAGCAGCATCAATCGTGTTCTTGCCCTCACGCTCCCAAGCTTCTTTGAACGGTTGGAATATCTGCCCAAGTACATCCTTGATTTTTTCGAAAATCGGTGGTGCATCTATCGGAACTTCTTCAAACATTTTGCTGATCGGTGTTCCGTTTACATCGGATCCAGACGGTGTTGTGTCGGTATCCTTATTTGTTGTGTACCGATTAATTTCGTCCAGTGGTGACAGGTAGTCTTTCGCTGCTTTTGTGGCTTTCTTTGTAGACTTGGCGGTCTTGTCCAGACTGGCAGCATAATTTTTTTGCACTGCCAATGCCTTTGTGTATGTTTTATTCCCGGCAAGATACCCGAAAAACATTCCTACATAGGTTATGGCTGTACTGATAAGGTCAATGAAATGTGACAGTATCGGTGTGATAACGGTTAGTATCGGATTAAATGCCGTAGCAAATGCATTCTGCAACCTTACAAGGCTTCCCCATAAAGTAGATATGTTTGCGTTTGTGGTTTTGGAATATTGAGCAAGATTATTGAATCCACCTATTATTCCTTGTGTAAGAGCACTAAGAATTCGAAAAACACCGCTAAACAATAGAGACATCGTAAGCATTCTTCCGATACTCATTCTTGCTGATCCGGCTGATTTACTAGCGTCTTTAAATGACCTACTCAGTTTTGAATTGGAATTTGCAGTTTTGTTATTAGCACTGTTTACTCCAAAAAGTTTTTCTTTCAAGGAAACCAAACCAGTACCGTAACTTGCAAGTTTGCTTTTAATGCCAGAATACGATGTGTTTAATCGGTTCTGCATATCTGTAAGTCTTCTTTCTGCACTCGCAAGTCTTTCCATGTCTGCCTGTGCTTCTTTGGTGTTCACACCAGTCGAAAAGGCTTTTCCAGAAACTTCCAGATCAATAAGCTCCGACCTTGCGTATTTAATAGTGTTCGCAAGTTCATCTATGTCATACTGCATTTTTTTATAAGTCGAAGTGTTCTTTTTTCCTCCGTTTGCTACAAAACGTTCCTGAGATGCCGTAAGCTGATTGAGTTTTGCTTCTGCTTTTGAAATTTGGTCGGATATTTCCTTGTATTCAGTAGTTGGGATGCGCTGATTTGCATAGGATGCTACCTTTTGCCGTAACGATTCTACCTTTTGTTCTTGTGCGCTGTATTCGTTATTCAGTTTTGCAAAAGCATCTATTTGCTTGTTGATAGCGTTTTTTGCAGACGTTCCCAAATTATCCACCCTGTCTGCTGCTCTTCGCAATCCGGCTTCAATTTCTTGCGTACCCGCCTTTATACCATCAGTTCTGATTTTTGTGTTAATAACAATACTTCCATCTTCTGTCATGTATTGTCCTTTCTACCGCTAAATATTTGCGGTCAGCGGGTATCTCCACATGATACCCGGTTAATTATTTAAGAGTCCGAATACTCTTCTTAATTCTTTTTTTTCTTCTTCGCTTCGCTCTGGTGTCGCTTTAAGGTCAACAAGTTCTTTGTTGCTAGAATAGAATTCTTTTTCCCAACTATCCAATTTCTTCCCTTTCGAGACTTTTTCACGAATGTTAGTTATTGTACTGAACAGAGATTCTCCAATCTCCATGAAAAGTCCCATGAACGTCCACCAATGTAAGTACTCTTTCTCACGAATATCCTCATGCGCTACTTTATTAATGGCCGGAATCAGAATCTTTGCATCTTTTTTCCAATCCATAAGTTGCGGTTTTTTCTTATCTCCCTTAAATCCGCAGTCGATAAACTCTTTCGCTGTCTTTAAAGCTTCTTCCCAGTCTTCCATTGGAAGATTATCAAAGTCTTCGTAGAATATAGCCAGAATCGTTGTGTATATCTCCAAGTTTTTTTCTTCCTCTGACATTCCGGCTACTATATCGGGATCATTAATAGCACAAAGAATATCTAACACGGCTCTGTAATCTGAGCGTATTCGATATTCTTTGCCGTTTACGTTAACGGATTTCGGAAGTTTCCAGACATCCATTAGTTATGGTACTTGGCCACATACTTATTTACACGGCGCTGTACCTTTGTTACGTTTGTGTTCAGCTTTGTTTCAATGACTTTTGCAACACTGTCAATTACAATTTCGAGGAAAATTCTTCCATCATCCATTGGCGAAAACGGTCCGAGAACCTGGAAAAACGCTTTTTCTGCATCTCCATCAATCAGATAAGACATTTTCTCTGAAATTTCTTTTTCTGCTTTTCTGGCAGCTTCAATGCTGTCATCTTCCGGCATCTTGTAATTTTTCCAAAATCGAACGACTTCTTCGTATCTGTCAACAATGTTAGTGTCAGTCGGTGCGAACACTATACTTCCAAGAGTTTCACCAAACTGGTTTTTGATCGGAATTTTGACTCGGCCATCATTTATCTTAATAACCAGTTCGCTATCATTTCTTTTTTTTGGTAACTTGTTGCTCATATTATTCCTCCTGTCAATAAAGCGTTACAGTACTTCTTTTCCTGTAGAAAGACTATGTGGGATTGTTCCGGCTGTGAATTCTGGATTGCCTGAAGCAAGCGAAGTAGCACTTACATATCCCTCTGTTCTCTTACCGTCAGAAGATACTTTAAACGGAATGTTTACGCCAGATGTATCTCCACCATAAGACTGAGGTTTTACCATAACCTCTTCGACATATGCAAGGTGGTTTTCTGCACTTGTATCTTCCACAAGGACTTCCAACATAAGTGTTTTGCAGTCCGCTCCTTTCAATCGTTTCATTGCAATATCCCTAATCTTCGGATACAGCTTTTTGTCCGGGTTTGCATAGTATGTATCTGCATCCATAGACGGCTCATATCCATTATCTGTTGTTTTTGTCTGACCAAGAATGTTCTTCTTTGTCTCTGTATCCGGGTTCAGATCAACCGACATATCGTCAATGTCATCACCAAGGATTTCCCACGTAGCACTTGCTACTGTCTGTTTGAAACTATAGTCCAGATAATGTGCGAGTGCTTCTCTGCTAAGATTTCCCATATTATAGTCCTTTCTACCGTTAACTTTTTACGGTCAGCGAACATCTCCAATTGATGTCCGGTTAATTAGTTCTTATGAATACATTTCTGTATTTAAGAGACATACTAATCACCCAGTCTTGCACATTGTTTTCGTAAGTTTTGTCAAGGTATGATGGTGTGATTCTTGTAATCTCTTCTATTTTTCGTTCATCTGTAAGTGTTGGGTAAGATGTAAGTTTATGCTTTTCGCCATCAATCACGACTGTTTGTCGTTCCAGCCATTTACCTACACTATCAAGAAATTCCTTTATATCCGCTTTCATATTCGGAGAATCACGGGATGTCCTGTACACGATATAAAACGGGTAGTTGCAAAGCTGATTCACCTTGCCTGTTACCGATTTTTTCTCCTGTGCAATCACCGCACCGGATACCGGATAGAATGCCATTCCGTCATCTTCTTTGAGTGTGGAAAACTTAAACACTTCTCCAGTTTCCAATCCCGGATACTGATTCAGCAAATCTTTAAGTGCATTTGTTACAATGTCGTATCCGTCAACATCGTATTTCACTATTTTTTTACTATCCACCGCCTGCACGTTTCTTCACTCCTTTTTTACTATCCACCGCCTGCACGTTTCTTCACTCCTTTTACCCATGCATCGCAAGATTCATCTTTGGCAGAATCAAACCAGTGATCTGTCGCAAAAGGGTTTGGCTCTTTCGAAAACTGGATATCACGGTCTGTTACTACTTTTTTTGCTTTTGGCCTTGCCCACGGTGATCCCGTTTCCGGGTCTACCATGACTTTCCCCATGTACAGGTATCTTGCGTAAGGACCATATCCGGCATAAACTTTTCCACTACCTTTCAAGGCTTCGTTCTGCGTATTGGTTGTATCAATCAGCATCCCGTCTCTTTGTGGAATATACTTTTTTGTGCCTGTCCATACCTGTTCATCTAACCAAAGTTGAGCATCTTGGAATTGTTTTTCGAATCGATCAAGATTCACATTCACTTTGATGTCAGCTTCAACTATTGAAATATTCGGAAAATGGAACATTCTGCTACGTGCCATTTACTTTCCCCCTATCTCAAAATGTGGGATAAGTGTGTATGTCCCGACATTGGTGATCAAGAATACATTGTCGCGATTTTTGTTCATGTAATCATAAAAGCCACCGTCTCTCCGGCTCTGATAGTCTTCGTCTGCTATCATCTTTTCGTCATGTTCGCCTTCAATGAAAAAGTCACCGCTTGCAAATGTGATGGTATGTCCAAGCGTATCGTTAATTTGTTTCGCCCATTTTTTAGGCTCAAGATACTTTTTGCCAGATACTACTTTTTCATCGGATACCATGCGATACAGAACATGGAGCGTTGCCGTGTCAGCCGTATCAAGTCCTGTCTTTTCAATGTTTGCGGATTTATCAACAATGAGTTGAACACCTTTAATTACGGTCGGATACCAAAATATTTCATCCTTTTGATTCACATATTTGTTGAATACAGTTATGGTTTTGTCATACATTGGTACCACCTCTCGTTAATAAAACTTCTTACCGCATTTTTCACACTTCCATATGTGCCTTGTTTCTTTTATCCCATTTCCGATATCTTCCAGATACGTTCCAGCATGGATTTTCTTTTTGTGTTTGCAAAATAATCTTTTAATAATTCCCATTGTTCAAATCCCTCTATATAGCAAGTACACTCCGTTATCATCGGTAACGTTAAAAAGATAGCTAACCGCCGCTTCAAGAAGTATTCTTTTCTCTTCTTGCACATTGGTAGCTGCTAAGGTATACCGATTGCTCTGGCTGTTCCCGTTAGCGTAAGATATGCTTTCATTTCCAGAAGAAACAGAAGAGACGGTCTTATTTACGACCGTCCCATCTTCTCTCTGTATGGTTCCTATGGCATCCATAGAAGCTTTTTTAGCTTGCTCTATCTTGTACATTTCATCAGCTACTGCACATACAGCTTTTTGAACTTTTGTTTCTGCTCGCTCATTTTCTGGAAGCCCATCAACAAGGCGATCCATCGTGTAGTTGTCTACGCAGTCACTGGCTCGTTCTACATATTCACGAAATTCGCTTTCTGGAATTGTTTTTCCGAAAAATTTTTTTGTATAAAACTTATAATCTGTGTACGCCATAGTGTTTCACCTAATTTTCCTACTTTCTTGGATTCGATCTCGTCTTTGGCTTTACGTCACTGACTTCTTTATATTTTTGTGGATTGTTTTCCATCAACTGAGCACTCGTTTCATGCTCGGTTGATAAGATTCTTCCTGTTTCCAAGTCTTCAAACCGTCTCATGTTTACTCACCTTTCTTGTTTTTGAAGATAAGGTCAGGCATTACAGATTTTGTTCCGTAGTGGTAAAAGAGTTCGATGCCATATGCTTCTGAAAGAGGAATCTTCTCAGCACTGTATGGTGTGGATTTAACAGGCTGTGCGATAGCTCCATCCACCATCACGATCACGTCAACGTCTGTCGGCATGTGCACGCATGAGAATGTTTTTACGCCATGATAAGCATAGAACTCTTCGTCAGCCACGCCAACACCCGGCACTGTAACTTTGTCCAGATATGTGCGGATTTTTCCGTAGAATTTCGGTGTACAGATCATGTTCATCATAGAACGAGGTACTCCGTCCACATATTCATTCTTGGTAGTTTCGCACTGCTGAATCATGGTTTCAGCCTGTTCCTCAATAGCTGTAATACCTGTCAGATCAACTTCTGTCGCATCTGTTCCGGCAACTTTGAAGAACTCAGTGTCGAGTTCTGCGATCATTCTGAGCGCATGGTTTGCTGTTCTTTTTGCAATAAGTCCCTCTACTCCGAGAAGAGATACGTCTTTCTGTTCAACCTCTTCTACAATTTCCTTATCTACATTAATCGGAATCGTAACCGGCTTTCCTTTTACTCCATCACCTTTAGATGCACCTCTGGCTGTTCCGTAATTCTTAGATGTCGCATTTGCGAATCTTTTTGCTTCTACGGTTCCGGCTGACGGATCACCGGAAAGTTCGGTATTCTTCATTTTTCCAGAAATAGTGTTCTTCTGGACGTTTTCAATGACCTTCCCGTACTCTTCTGCAAGAAGCATTTTTCCGGTTGTGTCAAGTAACATATTTAACGATGTAATTCTTGTTGTTTCTGCCATTTTTGTTCTCCTTTAATTCTTTAAGGTCAACGGCTATCTCCTATTGATAGTCGGTTCACAGTATGGTTTTACCAAACAGTTCCAGGAACAAACGGCTCTGCTTTCTGTTCACTTCCACCTTTTTCTGTAGGTGTAGTGAATACTGGTGGTGTCTTACCATCAGCCACGAAAGCATCTTTCTGAGATTCTTTCAGCTCTTTCATGTAATCATCAAGGCCAAGAATTTTTTCACCCTCACGTTTCAGACCCTTGTCTTTAATCATGTTGATGATTCCTGTTTTGGCAAAATCAGAACTGAATTTTTCGCCCGCAAGAGCCTTTGTCAGAACGTCATTGAAGTCTCTTTCTTCAATCTTCTGGTTGTACTCTTTTTCACTGGCATCAAGCTTGTCTTTCCATTCTTTTTCTGCATTCTCAGCTTTCGTCTTCCACTCATCACGTTCTCTTGTGATTGCATCGAAGTCTTTTCCCTCAAACCCGTCCAAAGTCTCTTTCGCTGTTTCATACTGTGTTTTAAAGTTGTCACGTTCCTGTGTCAGAGTTTCTACTTTTCGTGTCTGCTTTTCATAGTCAGATACGCTTTTGTAATTCTCTTTCACTGCATCTTCGATTGTCTTTTTCTGCTCGTCTGTAATTTCAAGACCAGCATCTTTGATAATCTGAATAATATTTTTCATGTTGCATATCCTCCTCAACGTCTCTTATTAACCGCTTCGTCTGCGGTAGGGATTCAGACAGATGAACCTCTGCCGGGGTAATCGGGATACACGGAATCGAACCGTGGACATAAGTCTTTTTTCAAAGAGATGATGGATTGTGACTTTTGTTCTACCATTGAACTATATCCCGTTAGTGGTTGGTGTAAGTGTTCCCTCTATACAGTTCCAACCACTGTTACGGCTATTTGACGGTCAATCTGCATATTGTTCCGTAACTAACTCTATGCAGAAAAAGGATAGCCGGAAATGAATCCATGCACCATACTGTGCACTATCCTTTGCGGATAAGAATTTATCATATTATATCTTTAGGAGGTAACATAAGATGACGGTTCCCTAAGTCCGCAAGCTTAAGGGAAAACCTAACGGGCGTTTGACCGCCCTTTAATCAGCATTCCGCTATTAGGTTTAATTGAAAGGAGGTGTATCAAGAAAAGAAAATGTCCTATGTGATTCACCATGTTTATTGTATAATGTAGAGGTAATAAACTTGTCCCCCGTGATAGAGTTTATCAAGAGCCATTATGTGTTATTTAAAACCTTTTACATCTCTGCAAGCTTCTTGATTTGCCTTTGAATCTCTTTCCGTTCTTCCGCAAAATCTGAATCCATCACCATAGATGAAAGCATGTCGTACACTTCTACCATAAGTTTCCCGACACTTTCCATCAGTTTGTCTCTGTGTGCTTGATCTCCGTTCTGCTGATACATCTCTTTCGCCATGATGTACTGGTCATATAGTGCATCAATGTTTTTGTCGTACTTTCCGTTACTGTACTTCTTGATAAGGTTTTCCGATGCATCCGCAATCATCCCCGGTACGCTTTCACATTCCAAAGATTTCATATTGCACAATGTAGATGTAATCATGTACATTGCCTGTAAGTTAGACATATTTAAGTCTTTTCTTGCAGATGCTTTCTCACGTTCAAGCTGTTCTTCCAAAATCTTTTTAATCTCGCTCATTTATCACACCTCGATTCCTTTCGTTTTCTTTTTGTATTTGTCGTGAATCTCCGATTGAATTTCTGTGATGTATACCATGTCGTATCCGGTAGATATGAGGTCGTTAATCATACATTCTACAGTTTTTAATTCTTCGCTTACATCCTCTACCAAACATTCCACAAACATAGCATCAGACACATGGCCGTTTTCTCTTAGCGTGTGTGCGTACTGTTCGTACACTTCCTTTGTTTCGGATTCCCAATTGTGGTACTCAACAAATCCATCTTCTACGGCTTTCTGCTTTGTGCTTTTCCCAACGTTTAACCGTTTGGCCGTTCTCCACGCATCCGGGATAACATTCACTTTTCCATCAAATACATCATCAATAAGCTGATTGTGATGGTTTATAAAATATCGGCACACTTTCCTACGTTCCAAGCTTTCCGAAATGTGCTGGTACTCATGCATCCGCTTAAAGCCTTTTAAGCCAAGGAAATCGAAGTAGTCAGCAAACTGTCCGTGCATCATGACCGCTCCGATAAACCGTTCATTGATTTCGGCAAAGATTTCTTTCGGAGTTTTAACATCTAGGTTGCTTTTAAAATCAATCATAGAAACTCACCCCTTTTCTATGAGAGCTTTTTAATGATGATATTCGCATCCTTAACCAATGTTTCGACTGTGCCAACATTGCCAACCGATATAGTGACGCTACTTCCGGCCGGAACTGCAATCAATGTAGTTGCACCGACATTCTGATACACATTTGCTGTTGCTACTGTATAGTCCATTTCCGTACCAGAAACCGGTTCCCCGTTCTGTTTGATAGATAACGCTACCGCTCCTATTGCAGATGCCGTAACGTTTCCGTTAAACTCAACTTCGACCGCCATTGGCAGATTTCCACGGTTTGTGATTTCAAAAAGTCCACTGCCGTTGTCATGTGCAAGCCACCCTGTGTTACAAGCACATCTACGGCTTTTCACTCTTGTTTCTGTAAATAATACATTCTGATTTGTTACTACTGTCTGAGCATTTTTAGCAATAGAATTTAACATATTTTTTCTCCTTTCTTAAAAAAGAGAGCAAGCGCATGCCTACTCTCTTTGATGTTCGCAAGACTACTTTTTTGTAGATATGGATTCTTCCAACATGCTTATGATTTTGTTTTGGTTTTCAATTATTTTTAAAAAATACTTACTGTCTTGCTCGTGCAAGTGTTTTTCGATGTCAGAATTGCTCGCCTGTGATAGATCACTGTTAAAATTCGCTATCTGCAAAGCAACTCCGTACACTGTAAGAAAGTCAAGTAGTGATATATCATTCACTTACATCACATTCCCACTTGCACAGCAACCATTACCAAATGCGTTATACGCAAAGTATGGACTGCAAGACATATAAGCCGGTTTTGGTGTCGGTCTCACTGCATCAATAATGTTATTTGTCTGTGATACCTGTGAAATCTGCCAATATGCTGTCTGCAAATCTCTGTCACGATCAGCGAGCTTGTCTCTCAAGTTCTGAATCGTGTTATCCTGGATTAACTGGCGTGTAGCCTGTCCATCTGCTAAGATGCTTTCTTTGATATCACAGCAACACTGTGCCATCTGTGCCTGCATGTTCTGTGCCTGTAATGCTGCATCATATCTACTCTGTAAGATCTCTTTCTGTGTGTTGCAGCAACACTGAGCCTGCTGAGCCTGTAAGTTCTGCAAGCCAAGCTGTGTGGTATAGCGGTTCTCTAATACGTCTCTCTGTGTCTCGCAAGCTGTGTTAGACACATTCTGATTTGTGTTAAAGATATCTCTTTTCACGAATTCGTCAGAGACAAAAGCGTCCTGTGCTCCGTTGTTGTTTCCCCATCCGTTACCGCAAAACAGGAAAGCAAGAATGATGATCCAGAACCATCCACCGTCACCCCACATGTTTCCATCGTTGTTTCTTGTGACTGCTGCTACATCGGCAGCACTAAGTGTGTTTAATCCCTCGTTCATGTTGGTTCTCCTTTTCTTTTATTTATCAAGACGTGTGCACTCCGTCCGGATATCACTTTATTTTATTGATAATATCGTTTGGATTCATTCCATTTTGCTGGCACATCTCCATAAATACATCTTTCGGGTTTCTTCCTTGGCACATATCCATAGCTTTTTTGATGTTCGGGTTGCTCTGCGCCATATTCTGCAACATTGCTCCGGGATTCTGTGTATTTTGCATCATCCCCATCATTCTTTGAATCATTCCGAATGGACTATTGCCACCCGGCATACCGCCCATCATTCCCATTAACGGATTACTCATGTGTCAGCTCCCCTTTCTGTTCTTCCGGCTGAGGTTTTAATGTATCCAGTAATTTGTTGAATTCTTCTCTTGTCACGTACTTAGCGTCCATGTTTTCCACTACAGGTTGTGGATTGTTCGCCTGTACCTCATGAAATTCAAAAGCTTTAAACGTAACACTTCCCACACCGTCAACAGATTTAACATAGAAATACGGTGCATTGTTATCCATCATCCAAGCCGTTGTTCCCGGCTGTACAATCTGATTTCTTGCCCCGTCAATTCCGGCTACCTGTATCCAGTTCACATTCGGCTGTGGCTGTGCCTTGTATTGCTGTTGAGCCTGTGATAAGTTGTCTATCCGTTGTCGTAATGCCATCTGGTCTTGCATATAAGCATCCTGTGGCATGTACGGTGTATATGGCATATATGGATTCATACTCATACCTCCTGTAAATTAATATTTTCTTGTTCTCTATGCTTTCATTTTACGCATAAAAAAGAGACCTTAACAGTTCGTTAAAGTCTCTAAAAAGTATCACTTATTATTTATTTCTCATAAATAATATCCAGTCCGTAAGCAATCGCGGTATCATGTTCAATCTTGCACCCTCTTGCGTTCTCCCAGCCTTTGCAGAAATATACCACATCGCATAAGGACATATTCTCTAATGACTTAGCAAGGAAACATAATGGAATCTGTACTACGCCACGTTCTTCCATTTTTTCTTTGCTGTACCATTCATCTGTGAAAAGCGTATTCACAATCTCATAACCTTTTTCTTTAAGAATTTTAATTGCTTTTTCTCTTGTTTCTACAATTTCTTCATCTGTCTTTCCAGCCATCGGCTGACTTAACATTGCTTTCTTCATGATTAATTCTCCTATTCCCATCCATCTTGAATCATTTTAGGTTTATACATATGTTCTGTATATCCTTGCCCATTGCAAAGGTCGCATTCAGCATCGTAATACTCGTAATCATCGCAACATTCCCAGTACTGAGCTTTATTGCGCTTCTTTGTGATTTTTCCAGTCCCGCTACACTTTGGACATTTATGGATTTTATTTCCCTGTATTTCTTTTTGCAATTCTGCTAAAGTTGTATTTTCTCCATAGGTCTTACACAGCCATACAACATCACATATCTTCATCGTTCATTTCTCCTTTCTACAAGCCCTCTCGCTCTGCTTTCCACTTTGCCAATTCATCACGCATAATTTTCTCCGCTTTTTCTCTATTCATTTCAATCGGAAACGTTGCTTCAACATGTACTTCATCTCCTATTTTCTCAAAAGTAATATCTTTTCTCATAAATGCAAGCATTGGTTCATACATATATTGCTCGGATATCTTGTTATATTTTGCATGCAATACATATAGATTACCAATAGCCCAATCACTGTCTATCTCATATTCATCAGTGTCATATTCTTCTACAGAAGCCGTATCTCCATATAGTTTTGCTCTAATCAAACCATCATTTATCGTTGCACAAATCTGTTCAGCTTTATCTTTATCTAGGCACACTGCATCTATTCCATAATCTGAATATTCACCGCTTGTAATCACATAGACTTTCACGTTTTTACCCCATCATTTCACAGAATTTCTAATTCTTTAAATACTTTCATAATTTTAGGAAACTGAATAGCAAACCAGTCAACGATTGTTTCTTCATGTCCGAACTGTTTATAATGTTCAAAGTTTGCCTGTAATCCACTTTCAGCAAGAAAAGCATGTATGATTTCATGTCTTAACTGTTTTTTCATAAGTTTTTCAAAATCGCCAACTTCGCTTACATTATTATTTCTGACTTTTATTATGTGCGCTGTATAGTCGCAAAAGCCGTCAATCGTTTCGTCTTCAAACGCTTCTCTAATTATTTCGTATTCCGTTCCAAGAATATTTACTTTTTGCATTTGCTTCTCCACTAACTCAAATCTATACTTCTGCTTCACATCCGGGTATTTCTTCCTGTCTACTTTGCTTACGAACATTCCGTAAGGTCTGCACCACACGCCATTAGAGCATTCATAAACTACCTTGAACTGTCCCGGCATTTCGCTATCCTGTGCAATATACAGGACTTTTACTGTCTCGCCCTTAAAGTGCCTATACACTTGTCCCGGTTCAACTTTTCTATTGCTCACTGTCGGCGGTTCGTCATTGAAATACTTCTCACATTCTGCCAAATCACAGTTCTCTTTCATAAGTGGATGCTTTTCATCCAACTTCTTAATCTCTGCTTTCTGTACATGAATGTGCTGTCCTACAAGTGGAAATCCACAGCCGTAAAGCATTTTTGCCTTAATGTGGCGTGGTTCAAGTCTGCCTGTCGGGTCTATGAGATATCCACTTATTTTAAAAATCTTAGGTATCATATAATCACCTCTTTGCACCTGTTATTTTGTTGTGATCTTCTTCAGATATTGGTTTTGCTCCAACTAAGCGAAATGTATTAGTTCCAGCACTTGATCCGTAATATGCTTGGAAATCTATTTTTTCTGTATGGACATTTGAAAAATCATTAAAAGGTTTTACAAATTCAGCGGTTTCAAAAACAGGAATATACGTTATATGTCTATGCCTATATTTTTTTCTTCCTTTTTCGTCAATAATCCAGCCAGCGTTAAAACTTATTTCACCAAACCCAAGTACGCCCGATACTTCTTGGCCAGTTGCTTCGATGTGCGCTTTACAAGGTTTTACATCTTCAAGCCACATGCCTATACCACCCTTTCAATCTTATCATTCACTCTTCTACTCAATCTCTTGACTGTAGACACACTCACATTCATTTCTTCCGCGCAGTCCTCTAAAGGCATAGCTTTAGCACGGAGCCGGAACAGTTTCAATTCATCCGATGTGAAGTTGCATTCTAACTCAAAATAGTCAAGTTCTGGTCGTGTAAAAGAGTATATTTTCATAATTCCTTTGGTTTCTTGTCCGTCATAGCATTTACAAGCTCTTCCCGAGTTTTTTTTAAACCCTCAATGTTATTCCCTGTGATTTTGTTTTCGATCAAATTAAACATACTTCTCATTAATAGATTCATATCATCCCTCGTATTCCTTATGTTTTTATAATCGTTATCAAGTTTCTGATTAATCCCTGTGATAGATGTTTCAATGTTCGTTATTCGTTTTTCAATCTGTTCTATACGGTTGTCCTGTTTTTGCTTTGGTGCTTTCCATGATTTGTACCACCCGGAAAGCACCGCAACAGCACCACCGATAACAGATATAGCACCGCATATAGCAAGTATCTGTGTTATTAGTTCCATATTCACTTTTCCTTTGAATTGATATATCTCTGTGCTGCTTTTGCTGATCTCACAGCCTGTGACCTATCCCACTGTGCTACCCGTAAACGTTCCGAATATTCTTTAAGGTTATTATCTTTGCAGAACTCACGGTATTGCTTGTTCTGCCGTCTCAGCACCGCTGATTTTCGGTCATACATCTGTTGCAATTCGAATTTAAGCTTATCATCTCCGCTTGTATCTATAGCAGTCTGCAAATTCTGAATCTCTCTCTTGCTGTTGCGAATGCGTCTTTCCATAAGCCGTTGCTTTTTTGCGCGCTCTTCCGCTTTGATATTTTCTTCGCTTGACAGGTTGATATCTGCATACGGATTGTTTTCACCGTCACCAGATCCGAAAGAGTGTCGGCAGTTCACGCCACACAACCCTGTCACCGTTCCGTAGCCTGTTGATGTTCGAAAGTCCGGGAACCTCTTGTCTTTGCCTGTCCGGGAATAGAATTTCCCTTGCCACCAAAAGTGGTTTGTTGGATTGTTTCCACCATCACCAATTCGTGCTCCTACATGTGCCGATACTAAGATGGTATCCCATTCTAATTCTTCCATTCGTTTTAGTGCGATTGCTCCGGCACACTGACTTATCCCTGTGCGGACAGTCATCATAGTAGCTGATTCAATGCTCATTTCTCTACCAGACGGATACGATACTTTAACGCCTTGCTTTATCATCCTGTCAACAGCATTCCTGACGGCTTGTGTATATGATATGGCACCGCTTGATGTCATGCGGTAAGCTGTGTCGACCTCTTTTAAAAACAACTTCTGTGCTTCATCTGCAGTTGTTCGTGTGAGGTTTCTCCATTCTCCGCACGTAGCGTTATAATCTCTTTCCAGTATTCTTAGCAATGCCGGAGATTGCAATAAGGGCGTAGGTGATAGTCCTACCGCCCTATATATCGCATCGTCTCTATCGATAGCTTTTATACCAGCTTCTTCAAATGCGCTTTTCAGCTCTCTCTCTTGCTTTTTCGTTTTGTCAGCAATCTCTTTTTGTATGTCTTCCAGTAAGTAGCCGGATTCTTGTAGCACCTGTATCTGCCACCTATCTGTAGCCGTAAGTAGATAATCTTCTCCACGGCCTATACGTACCATTATGCGCTCAATGATCATGTCCATGATGTTTTTATGCATGTCTGACGTTATCTTTTCCGCACCCTCGGTCACATGGAAGAGATATTCCGGTGTAAGCATTACTTATCCTTTCCGCCGGGAATTATTGCTACTAAAAGCAAAAAAGCACAGATAACAATGATATTAATAGTACTTGTTGCCATATTTATTCCCCCTCTACTTCCGGAATACCGGCTACAGATGTAAGCAAGCTTGCCACTCCGGCTACGGCTGTTACTCCGATTGCATATTTCCAATCAATTTCATAGATTCCTTTTCCAACGATCACAAATCCAAGTGCGGTCTGTGCCATCGTCTTAACACATCTTATGCCTGTTGCTTTCAGCCATTTAACAGTGTTTACATTTGGTTTCAATACACAATTTTTAAACATAATATCACTCCTTTTCTTAAGTTTACGAAAGAATAATGTATGTGTTGTACCCTATTCATCGCCAAACAATCCACTGTCCGGCTTATTCTGTTCCTGTGCTTCTTCAATCATTGCTTTCGCTTCGCTTTCGGTCATTCCCTCGAATTTCACAAAATACATCCATGCCGGAACCTTGCCCTGTACCACATAGTTCCACCACCGTGCACGATCATCTTCTAAGTTGTATACAAGGTCTTCAAAATCACATGCAGTTTGGTAGTTTGTTGCCGGGATAGTTCCGTTTGCTGTGCCGACTGCATACAGGATATAGATGATTCTGTGCAGTACTCCATCATGGTTCTTTCCATCCAAAATGTTTCGGAATGCCTGGATGGTATGCAGTGTACGTCTATCGTCAGATTCTACCTGTGTTGCTGTCCGTATACCTTGATTCTGGTCGAAAGAAAAATATCCGTTTGAGAATCCGCATTTATATCCGATGACAGATAGCAAGAAGTTTATCCCGGCCACACGCTCAGTTACTAATAATGTCGGAACGTGCTCTTTGATGCTATCTTCGTTCGCTCCCATTTCGATACCTTGGATAAATCTCGGCAATTCGATGGAATATTTGCTTGCGTATTCAATAGCTGTCTGCGGTACGTAAGTAATATGTCTACTGTCTTCCGTTTCATCTCCCATCATGTTTAATGCAATGTCAAGCCATCTCAATTCTTCGATACATTCTGAAAATGCCGGGACAGTCAATGGAGATTCCTTGTCAATCGCATTCGCATAAGGATTTCGCCAATAAACGAACAGTGGATACTCTAACCCATGTACGTACACTTCTGGCTCAATATCTTTCCATTCATCCACCCTGTCAAGCGTAATCTCTGTACCGATCATATCTTTGTTATCCGATTTGAAAGCTTTGCTGGATATATGGTATACACGTTCCAGTCCGACATCTTCGAATCTGTGATACTCAGCTTTTGTGTAGTATTTGTCGTTTTTCTTAAGGTAGGAGAAAAAGATAGCCGCTAACGCATCCCCGTCCGTATTGGTGTCTGTAATCAGAAAGTAATCCGGGTCCAAAAATTCCACATCATCACCATTACTCTTAACCATCATTCCACAGGTCGCACAGCTTTCCTCTTGTTTCTCCTGTAAGGTGTTCATTACTCTGTCAAATCTCTTTTGCAGTTCATCATTCCCTGTAATCTGTATATCTGCATTGAACAGTGTGAGGTTCGCTATCTCACGACAAATCACATTTGAAAACCTTGTCGGCTTTATCCTCCCGGTACACCAATACGGAATACCAGATCGCATGTCTTTATACTTCGACAGGGCGGTATCCATATTAGATGGCCGCCCCGTTTCTATTCCGAATATTTTTTTTACATCGTTTGTTTTAAACACTTTATCCCACACCGCCTTTATCTTGTCTATAATTCCCATCTGCTCACCTTTTCCTACGCACTCTGTCCACGTCTCATAGATATCGGACTAGTAGCATATCTCAACGCATCAATCCAGTGGTCGTTACCGTCCGGATAATCTGCTATCACTTCACCATTGCCATCTCGCTCATGCTCATATTCTATAACCTCTTTGTACAGTCTTGGTGTCCGTCTTGGGTCAATTACCAATGTACGGCATTGCAACCATTCAAACGTATACTTCCGGCTACCCGGTGTCACGATTGCCTTACGTGCCGGAAGTCCGGCATCACGGAAGTCAACAATGCTCTCTTCTTCATCCACTCCACAGTAGATAGCGCAATCATCATATCCCTTTTCTTTGATTTGTCGTGCCATCTCGCTGTTCCTTATTTTGCAGCCACCCAATTCATCCAGTGCGTATACTTTCTGTTGGTTCGGAACATAAGCAACACGTAAAAACGCTTTCGGATCCGGGAACCATCCCCAGTCCTCGCCCTGGTAGATAGATTGCATCCTACTTATTTCTTCATCAGTGATTTCTCTGATCTCTAAGAGTTCAAAAATATTTGTTCCAAGTCCTACAGGAATTCCAAGATATTCGTGCTCATAAGCTCTCGGGTTTGTTTCTTTCAGATACTCAGCATCATCGATGAATTGTTGCCCTAGCCATTCTACCGGAACAGATCTATAATCGCTTTTGTGCCTTAAGCTGTCTGTTCTCGGCTCTGATACGTACTTATTCGCCCAGTTGCTGTTGCTGATCGGTGGATTGAACGATTTAAAAACAACGAATTTTTCGCCACCACGAAGAACTGACTGTTGTGTCATTCGCACCTCTTCCATTCCGGCAAATTCGTCCAATTCCTCAAACCATAGGTACTTAAAATATCCTTTGCTAATCTTTATTGATTTTGTCTTTTTCGCCTTATCCAATCCACGGAAGATTATCTTCTGTCCTGTCGGCTTATACACATATTGCATAGGACTTAGGCTTGATGTCCATTCGTCCGATGCTCCAAGTGCATCTATTCCCCATGCGATTTGTTCAAATACCGATTCTCTTAGTGTATTCCCGACTTTTCGGAACACTACCGCATTTGAATGTATGCCATTTACTGCGTCTTGCATCATTCCAAGTGGTATCTCTGTACCGACAAACGAAGATTTAGTCGAACCTCGGCCACCGGACAAATCATAATACGTATGTTTTCCATCTATGATGTCCCAATGTACGCCGTAAAAAGCCGGAGCTATCACATCTGTAAGCTTAATCTCCCCCATCTGCGCCCTCCGGTTTCGGAATGTTATTTATGATTGTGATTCCACCAGTATCTTTTTCTTCTCCATCGGCTTTCTCATACCAACGCATTAGTTCACGTCCGGCAGACAGGCGGTCGGAGATAGTAGCGTCTAAATCAAACTGGTCTTTCACTTCACCACGCATGACAGATGAAAAGAATCGGATGACTTCTTCAAGGTCGGCTGTCTTCTCGGTCTGGATCTCTTTCATTCGTTCAGCAATATAGGCTTTTACTTTAACGTTTTTTAACAATCTCGAAGCTGCTGCTGCTGCTGTCGCATCATTTTTTACATTTCTATAGACTTCTTTATACGCCCTTGTCCCGTTCAGATCAGTCAGATATTCATCGGCAAACGCTTTCTGCTTCGGAGTAAGTTCTTTTCCTTTCGGCATCTACCCACCCTCTTCCATATATCCATCCATGCTACTCACCGCCCTTGCCTGTTCTACACAGTCTCTTCCTTAGGTTACTGTATCTGTCTGTAATGACATCCAGTGCAATGTTAAGTGCCTGTATCGTTCCATTCTGCCTGTTGTGTTCTTCTACCAGTCTCTTATTCTTTGCAATAAGCTCCTGTACTTCGCACAGTGCCCGTTTTTCGACAGCCTTTGCGTCTTCTACCTCTTTTTGCAGATACTCATTCTTTTCTTTCAGCTTTTCGTTTTCTTCTTCGAGTTCGTTCGCTCTTCTCATAATCGAAGCAATGTCGCTCTCTGGTATTACATCTGCCGGAATTATCGTCTTTTCTCCAATCATTCTTTCACCGCCCTCCATATATCATTTAAACAATTTACAATCTCTATCTGTGATGCTGTTCGGATAATTTCATAATCATAATATTTCCATTCCCCGTTTTTCTTTCGCTCTAGCACTCTAGTAGATAGAATGTGCATAGTGATAAGTCTATTTTGCTCCACAGAATAAAACTGACTTGTCCCCATCTTAATAACTAATCCTTTTTGTAGTATTGCTTTCTGTAACTTCTTAGCAATGCTATTTAGATTTGCCATACACTCACCTACCTTTTCCGCATACAAAAATAGCACCTCCCACGATAATTACATCTTACCGTCAGAAGTGCTATTTCATTGTCCCCGTTATTTAGTTTTATTTCTATTTTGATACTTATATTTTACCACAAAATGCACATTTTTTCAATGTTCGGTTGCTCTATGTTCATTTCTTTGTCTCTTTTATTTTCTCCATATTGACTTTTTATCTTTTTTAGATTAATATATATCTATCAGCAATCTTTGTTGATTCTCGCGGTTCCATGATTTTCGTGAGTGTCGTTCCAGTCAATGGTGGAACGTTGAGTTGAAAGATGTTAGAATTTAAGAAGAAATTCAGAATCTAGGTATAGCTTTTAGCTATGCCTTTTTTCTTTCATATTGTTTTAAAATTTCGTTCCATTCGCTCATTTTTTCCCCTTTATGCAATTTCAATTACTTCTGCTTCTTCAACAATTACTTCGTTTTCGTCATTCCCATAAGAGTAAGAGTCCCCACCGATTATTACAATGTTGTTTCCATCGTAGATAGATGATTCTTCAATAGCTCTTTCGATTATCTCTTTTGCTTCTTCTACATCATCAGTGTCAATCAGTTCAAACATTGCGTATCCACATACGCCGTCCATTTCCTCTGGTTCTTCTGTGTCATATGAACTGCACTCATATTCTTCATTCCACGCAAAGCTGTTTCTGCAAATGTCACCAATTTTATATTCTTCATCCGGGCAACAATGGCGAATTGCTACCACGCTATAATCATTTTTTTTAATTGTTTCTAAGATTTTTTCTACATTCGTCATTGTTTTTACCTCCTATAATGTGTTCCTCTCTTAACTGTCTTTATTATAGCATAGTGGTGTCCACTAGTCAATGGTTTTCATTTTTTCTTTCTTAATAGTTATCACTCCGTCTTTTTCTTCTAGGACAACACTTCTATCATCTTCCGTAACGCCCAGTGCCTTTATCATTCCTACCGGAACAGAAATACGGTAGTTCTTTGTATTCTTGCCAGATGTTCCTCCGGCTTTATTTATCATGACGTTTCTTTTTGCTTTCTCCATTACTATCTCCTTTTTATCGCAATATTGCAATCACTTCCGCGTTTCTTATAATGATTTCGTCTTTATCGTTTCCGTATTGCATTACGTTTCCACCGATTAAGTATGTTTTTTCTACGTAAGATTTTACAGCTTCAATCATTTCTTCGATATTGTTTTCAGATACTTTAAGTGCACATGTGCCGTCAAGTTCTCCACCGTCGTAGAATCCGACATAAGGACCGTCTGAAATGCTTTATTAAATCATTATGCATGTTTCGTTTTCGCCCTCGTAATTGTCTTCCGCTTCTTCCGCTTCTTCCAGGCTTGAGCAGATCGCTATTGTTTCATGGCTAGGTATTTCAACGACTTCAATTTTCATCTCTGTGCTTTCTAATGTGTCAATAAAATCTGTCTGTACAAATTTGCTTTCGTCTTCGTCATATTCAAATTCATTTTCTTCAATTACATACTCTTCAACCTTGTAGAATGTCATTCCGTGGTAAGAAAATTTGCTAACATCTGTTTTACGTTTTGCAAGTTCCTTTTTCGCTTCCTCCAGTGTATCGAATGTTTTTATATATTCCGGCGAATCGTCAAAAGCCGTGCATCCTTCTTCAATTTCTTTTCTATCTTTATACTTAATTTCTGCCGTTCTTTTTACCAAATCATATTTTTTCATTTTTCTTCCTCCTGTGATGTGTTCCTTTCTTAACTGTCTTTATTATATCACAGTGGTGTCCACTAGTCAAGTAAAAAAATAAAAGATTTCAATTATTTTCAAAATCTTTTCTCTTAATCTATATATTTATATTTCCGGCTCACGTCTTTGCTTTTTTTAATCATATAATAGAATCTTGGTCTTTTCTTCTTTTTCTCCACTTCCTACCGCTGTTGGTACTGCATAAGTGGAAAATTTTACCTCTAATTCTGTATTAAAATTATTGATTGCTTTAATAAGGCCAATACAGCCAATCTGGAACAGATCATCCGGATTCTCTCCACTTGCACTGAACCTCCTTATTACACTTAAGACAAGTCTTAGATTACCTTTGATATATTCTTCTTTCGCTTCCTGATCTCCCGCTTTAATACGCACAAACAAAGCTTCCTTCTCCTTTTCATTCAGGATCGGAAGCTTTGCTGTATTCACACCACATATTTCTACTTTTCCCTGTGCCAT